GCCAAAACAAACTGCTTAACGACCTAAAAGAAAAAAGGTCAGATCGATTAAAGAATCAAATAAAAGAAAACGCAAGCATTATTAATCTTGTGCAGATGTGGAAAGAAGAAGAGTCTAGACAAAAACTAATTCAGTTAGCCGAGCTTCGTAAAAAGGTAGTTAAAGAAGAAGTAACTAACCTTTCCACTATGGATGAAGTAAAAGCGAGAATCATGGGGATAAGTGAAGACGAGGTGCTAAATGGTTAAGTGTAAAATATGTGAAAAGGAATTTGATACCGAAAGACAGCTACACGGTCATCTCAAAGCTCATAAGATGAGAATGGCTGAGTATTATCAAACCTGTTACCCGCGTCACGATAAACATACTGGTGAACTTATAAAGTTTAAAAGTAAAGATTACTATTTTGAAAATGATTTTAATTCTCGAACAAATCTTAGGCTTTGGTTAAAGGGTCAAGATGAAAAGGTTGCCAAGGGGTACTGTAAGGATTTACTTGTAGCTCGAAAAGAAAAAAAGAATTTAATATTTGCTCCTACACAAGTCGAGCTTCGCACCCTTATGATGCCAGCGGTTCAGGTTTATGATTTATTATTTGGAGATTATAATGAACTCTGCAAAGAAATAGGTTTAATTGTTAAATATCAAAAACATACAGATGAATATCGATTTGAAGTAAACAAAGAATCTATTAAATCTAAGTTTAAAATCTTTGTAGACACACGAGAACAGAAGCCCTTGAAGTTCAATATTAAAACTGAAATTAAAAATCTAAAGTTTGGAGATTATGCTTTTAGCCATCCGGGCGTTTCAGGACAATGCCATATAGAAAGAAAATCTGTAAGTGATTTTGTTGGAACTTTAAGTGGCGGCTTTGATAGGTTCGTCAATGAAATTGAAAGGGCGGGAGAAGCTAATGTAGACCTAGTGGTTCTGGTAGAAGAGAATTTAAACAAGTGTCGCTCGTTTAACCATTTACCCCAAGTTTCAAGAAAGATTAAGGCTACCCCCGAATACATTTTTCATAATGTAAGATATCTTACACAGGCTTATCCCCATGTGCAGTTTCTCTTTGTTAACGATAGGAACGACGCATCAAGGGTTATAGAAAAAATATTTATAGGTAATTCAAGACATAAGTATGTAGACTTACAATATTGCTACGATAACAAGATTTTATAATGTGGTACGCGCAAAAAACAGAAAAGCTTGAAGATGTAAATGATCAGTTTAGGTCTTTGAAGGGTGAGCTTGAAAATAGAGAGGCTAAAATAACTTTAGCAAAATTCCTTCGATCAAACCTTGGGCTCACAACAGAATTGATATCTGGAATTAAGCTGGCACCTTTTCAAGAGATAATGTTAAAGGGAATGCTTAATAAAAACTTTAGCATGTTGGTCCTAGGGCGTGGCTGTGGCAAAACTTTTATTGCTTCTGTGTTTTGTTTTTTACAATGCATATTTGAACCCGGTACGAAGATACTCATTGCTGGCCCGACGTTTCGTACTGCGAGGTTTATTTTCAATAACCTAGAGAAGATGGTCGAATCCAAAGGAGCCGAGCTTCTAGCCCAAGCTTTTGGCGCAAAGCAAAAACGTAACGACCAATTTGAATGGCAGATAAATGGTGGTTCGATAACAGCTATTCCTCTTAACGGTGAAAAGATTCGTGGTTTCCGCGCAAACATTTTGGTTCTTGATGAGTACTTGTTACTACCAGAAGATATTATCAATAATGTGCTAATGCCATTCTTGGTTGCCCCGCAAAACATGAAAGAGCGTTTAGAGATTAGAGAAATAGAAGACGAGCTTATTAGACAGGGGGCGATGAAAGAAGAAGATAGAATGGTGTTTGAAAACAATTCTAAAATGATTGCCCTTTCCTCTGCGAGCTATACATTTGAAAATTTATATAAAACATATAAAGAGTGGCTTCAAAATATTTATAGCGAAGAAGAAAAAGAATCATCTTACTTTATTTCTCAGTTGGGTTATGAAGCTCTCCCTGATGAGATGATTGACACCGCAGTTATAGAAGCGGCTAAGGAAGGTGGAACATCTAATGCCTCTTTTCAGCGGGAGTACTGTGCTCAATTTACGGACGGTAGCGATTCATACTTTAGTGCAAAGAAAATGCATCAATGTACAGTCCCTGATGGCGAACATCCAACGACAAAAATTAAGGGTGACTCAGAATTAAAATATGTTTGCGCAATTGACCCAAGTTTTTCAAACAGCCCAACATCTGATTATTTTGCGATGTCTGTTATGGAGTTAAATACAGAAACAAATACAAGTACTCTTGTACATGGCTATGCTGTTGCTGGTGGTGATCTAAAAGATCATATCCAGTATTTTGAATATCTTTGTGATGCTTTTGATTTTGAAATGATATGCATTGATAATGCGGGTTTTCAATTCATAGATAGCTGCAATGAATCTAAAGCCTTCACAAAACAGTTTGGGTTCTTTGAGTTTAATAGTGATGCTGAAGGTATTAATTATGATAAAGAAATTAAAAAGGCCAGAAGAGAATATAATAAGGAAAGCGGAAAAATTTGTTACAAACAAATATTTACTTCTAACTGGTTAAGAAAAGCCAATGAGTATCTTCAGGCTTCCATTGATCATAAAAGGTTATGGTTCGCTTCAAAAGCTACGGCAAGCACTGAGGCTTTTAACAGAATGACCAATCAAAAAATTAGTTATAAATATCCATCGGGCGAAACTGTTCTGGATTTGATAGAGGAGCAAGATAATTTAATTTATCAAACCAAAAAACAATGTGCCCTTATTGAAGTTAAAAGCACGGCCAAAGGTACACAGACCTTCGACTTACCCCAGCATTTAAAGCGTAACACATCGATAAATAGGGCTAGACGAGATAACTATACTACATTAATGATTGGAAATTGGGCTGTAAAATGTTATTATGATATGATGTCCGTGAAAGATGAGGGTCCAGAGGAGACTTTTACTCCCATGATGCTGTAATTAGTGTAAAATTTACTGTAAAATTATGAAGGAAGAAGAAAAAAAGCTAAAAACTACAAATGGTAGCACGGCTAAGGCTAAAAACGCTACTAAAAAAACCGCTAGTGCTAAAAAAGCTTCTTCAGCGACGAACATGCAAGAATCAGTGGCATCTTCTGCAGAGCCTCTTTTTAGTGCCCATGAATCTATGGCGACGATCGTTCGGCGTAACAAATCTGCTGATATCCACAGGACTGATAGGTTTAAAAATATTAGTGATGGAGTTATTCCATTCAAGTATACATACGGAGTTTCTAATAAGTCGAACCTAAATATCAGAGATACCGTAGTTCTTTGTCAAAAAGCTTATTATAATTTTGCAGTGTTTAGGAACACTATCGATATGATGACGGAGTTTTCAACTTCGGGTATTTATTATACTGGTGGCAGTAAAAAGTCTAGAGACTTCTTTCACGCTTTCTTTAATAAAATCGGCCTTTGGTCAATGACAGATAAGTTTTTTAGAGAATATTACAGATCGGGCAATGTTTTCGTTTACAGATTTGACGCAGAGCTTAAAGATACAGATATTCGCAAAATAACCCAAACCTTTGGAACTTCAAAAACCGCGAAAGCCGCTCAAGACGATAGACGGTTACCTATAAGGTACTCTATTCTAAATCCCGCTGATATACAAATTCAAGGCGGCTTAAATTTCATAAATGGATTATACTTTAAAATTGTTACTGACTACGAACTAGCTCGGCTGAGAAACCCCAGAACTGAAGAAGATTATGAAGTTTTAAAAAGCCTTCCAACCAGAGTCCAAGAAGAAATAAAAAAATCAAAATCAAACACTGTTTTAATCCCGCTGGAATCTGATAAGATTAATGCGGTATTTTACAAGAAGCAGGATTACGAACCATTTTCTGTTCCTATGGGGTATCCAGTTTTAGAAGACATTAACTGGAAAGCTGAAATGAAAAAAATGGATATGGCCATTGCTAGAACTATGCAGCAAGCTATTCTACTTGTAACTATGGGAACCGAACCTGACAAGGGCGGTGTAAACCAGAAGAATCTTGCGGCTATGCAAAATTTGTTTCAAAATGAATCGGTTGGTAGGGTTTTAATTGCAGATTATACTACAGAAGCAAAATTTGTTATTCCCGAAATTGGTAACTTGTTAGGCCCTGAAAAATATAATATCGTAGACCAAGACATTCAAAATGGTTTACAAAATATTTTATTGGGTGCAGAAAAGTTTGCAAATCAGTCTATTAAGATTGATGTGTTTATGGCTCGACTTAATCAAGCTCGTGCGGCATTTTTAAATGAATTTTTAATTCCTGAGATTAAAAGAATATCTCAAACGATGGGCTTCAAGAATTATCCTACGCCCCATTTTGAAGATGTTTCTATTAGTGATGACCCAACTAAATCTAGAATCATAAATAGACTTATGGAACTCGG